TCGTTACCAAAGTATCCTGTATCCATATAATAAAAATCTCTACCATCTTCCCAACATTTATGCATCCATTTCTTTTTTAAGATACCTCGTAACACAATAGGATCTTCTGAAGCATCATAATTAAACGTATTAGAATCCTCAACAGGTGCACCGCACCCTCGAGCGAAACGATTTATATAGGGGTCTTTTTTACCCTTGCTTACAAAAATCCAATTAGTCACGTCTTTCGATATCCTCTTCTATACAGGCTTCCCCGTATTGAACTTCTAGTATGTGTGTTAAATCATCTGTGGGGTTACTTGCTTTATGCCAAGTACCTACTGAAATATCATATCCTTTTGTTAAGGGTAAAAGCTCTACAGTATCACTAATGTTGTTCCACTCTGTTTGCATTTTAACTTTGCCTTTTAGTACATACCAATGTTCTGATCTTTGAAAGTGTCTTTGATCAGAAAGACATGCACCTGGCTCAATTACTAATTCTTTAATTTTAAAATTGTTTTCAGGTTGATGATCTAATACTCTATACCAACCCCATTTGCGTTTTGTTTTAGGTGTTTTCCATTCTCCTAAAATCCAACTACTTGAATTCTTTTTATCTGTACCACCAACACCAAATTGAAATTCTACTCTATTGTTATCAGTAAACTTTTCTACTTCTGGTGAATTGCCTTCACCTCTATCTCCACCGTTAGCAAATACTATTCTGTCATGCATTGTTTCAGATGTTTTAAGTGCTACGTCTATCGCACCACATGCCGATCCTTCCTTATCATCTTCAAATGTAATAACATTATCTACTACAGCAAGTTCTTTAATAATAGCAATTCTTTCTTCAACGGGCATAAAAGGCATGCCCTTTTTATTTGTTAACCATTCGTCGCTGTTAACACCAACCCATAACTCGTTACCAAGTTCTTTGGCTGCTTTAAAGTAGGCAATATGCCCGGAATGTAAGGGGTCAAACCCGCCTGTAACTAGTACGATTCTTTTCATACTAGTATTTATATGCGCAGTTTATGTAAAGAAAATTAAATGGTTGCGTCGTCTAAACCAGCTGTTCTTAGTTTAACGATATTAGATACTTGCCATTGTTTAATGTCTAGTCCTTTGATAATTCCTAGCCATTTATTACGTAATAATGCAAACTCGTTAATAATTTTTTCAAAGTCTACAACATCAGCTTCGCCATCTACAAATTTTTCAGCATCTCTAGAACTTAATTGACGTTGATAATTTTCAACATATTTTCTAAAGTGTGTACTACGTAAACGGCGAAGCTCAATGTTTAAATATTCGAGTATTGCTTCGATCTCTTGTAACTGTCCAAATCTAGTTTCTACAATTGCAGGCATTTGTGCTGATGCTTTTTCAAGACGCCCAACAACATTTGTCTCTTTTTTAGCCTGTAATAATTCTGCTTCGTAGTACTGCACAGCGGCAGGTATCTTCGAAATATCTTTAGAAACTTGATCGTACCAGTTCATTTAATCCTCATCATCCCAAATTGCATCTTCGACGTCTTCATCGTAATTAGTGTCGCCGTCATCTTCGTCCTCAGTTACATACTCAATTGCAGTATCTAAGTATGTGTCAATACCAAAGAGTTCATTGATTGCAATTTCAGATACTCCGTGGTCTACTAGTGCAGTAACAAAACCTTTTGCTACTTCTTGTTTTTCCTTTTCAGGAACATGTTCTGACACTACGTTCCAAATGTCAGCAATTAGATCAGATTGCATAGATTTCTACTCCGTTATTCAGTTGGTTGTTCTTCGTAAACTTCCTCATCGACTACTTCGACAGGAGTCTCTATTACAGGTGTATTTATGATATCATCCATAATTATCTGTAACTTATCTCCAGTCCATGCTTTTCGATATTCTAGCATAACTTCGCCAGTTGACGGACTTGTATACTCAAGTCTATTACCTGACTTTTTAAGATATCCTTTTGCTTCGAATAACTCAATCAATCCACTATGCGGATCCATGCCTGTTTCATATGGTATTTCAACTTGTACACTTTCGAACGGTTTATTGTAACGTGTTTTCATTACCTTACACGCCGCTCTAATACCATGTACTTGTGAAGTTTTATTACCGTCTGCATCTACTTTAAGTTTAAGTTTCTTAATAGCTACAACAATACTAGAAGCATATACAAACCCTTGTCCACCGCTGATCTTATCGTCTGGATCAAACATATCTTGTGATGCATATGTGTGATTAGTACATACCATACCTACGTTATAACTACCAATCATGTTAACTGTGTTACGAACAAGTGCAGTCAATGCCTTAGGCTTACGACCCATATCACCTTTCATATCACCTTTTTGGAACTGGTCAACGTCTGTAGGTGTTAGTAACATACCTAACGAATCAATTACAAATAATACTTTAGGACGTTCTTCTTCTGCCATATCACGATATTCTTTCATAAATTCTGATACTGTTCTAGCAACATCATCAATCATGCTCATGTTAAGTTTAAGAAGTTTTTCTTCTGAAGTATCTACGTCAAGTGCTTGTAGCCACGCTTCGTCAAGTGCGTTCTCTGAGTCAACTAATACTACAAAGATGCCTTGTTCCTGTGCAGCCTTTACAATATTTGCTGAACAGAAGTAACTCTTACCACTACCTGATTCACCTGCAAATACTGTTACCTTACCAAGCGGAACACCTTTATTAAAGTCGCCACTTACAAGATAGTTTAGTGCAAAGTTTCCTGTGCTGACCCAATCAGTTGGATCATTAAAGCCAATACCAAGGCCGTCAATGCTCTTAGTGATTGTCTTTCTGAATTTACTTATGTCAAATGCTTTTGCCATTTTTACCTTTCCTATGTGTTAGAGTGTAGTGTAGAAGATCTCGCTGGATACCGAAAGGAGATTTTAGCCGGAACTTCCACATACACAATTAATTAACTAGCGTTTCTGCTTCTAATCATTGCAAGAATATCTTGCGCTCTGTTAGAACCATCGCCTTCACTTGCCGCAGCCTCTTGTGCTGTTGCAGTTGCAGCCGCTGGTGCCGCTTCTGCTACTGGTGCTGCCGGAGCCGCTTCAGGTGCAGGAGTTGCTGCTGGTGCTGGTGTTGCTGGTGTTGATGGAGTATATGCCTTGTTAGGATCTCCAGTACGTGACGCCATACCTGCTGGCTTAAAGTACTGACCCCAACGGTCCATATCATATGCCTCACCGTCTACTGACGCTTCGAACATCTCTTTCATAACCTTTAACTCAACCTCACCAGGTTTCTTTGGAAGGAAATCTGACATGTTGTAAAGACCATGCGTTTCGATTGCTGCCTTTTCAGTATCACTTAATGCACGTTCTTTACGTGACCAAGATGATGTAGAATAGTCTGCATAGCCGCCTTTAGAAGTTTTCTTAACTCTAAAGTCAACGCCACGCATATAGTCTGTTGGCAGTTCTTCAAGTTCAGGATCCATTAATGCACCTTTAATGATCTGGAAGATCTGTGGTCCAATAATAAATCTACGGATTGGGTTTTCCGGAGAACTTTCTTCGTTTAACGGGTCTTCAGTAACAAACCCTTGGAATACATATGAACGTTTTTTCCAATACTTACGTCCCATATCTTCTAAAGATTTATCTTTGAACCATGGTCGAACTTCTGTTAAGATCGGACATGGTGTGCCGTCGTTATACATTTCCATACATGGAACTTGTACAATTACCTGACGTGAGTCAGTGTCGCCTTTTACTCCAGCAAACGGAAGTTTAATCATTGCACGTTCTGCCCAAAAGAACGTATTAGATTGATCGCTGTCAGGTAAGAAACGAATTACTGCTTCTTTGCCTTCTTGCATATTCCAATGTGGGTAAATTGCGTTGTCTCCACCGGAAGAATTTCCAGTGTTACGATTGTTGGACTCTTGTAGTTTAGCCCTTATTTCTGCGAGTGATGCCATTTGTGCCTCCTATAGCCTTGTTATATGTTTTCACTTTCATGCCTAAGCATATGTATTATTATATGCTCTTTTATTTAGCCCGTCAACTGTTATTTTAACTAAAAGTGGTTTCATTCAGCCAAAAAGAAAGGAGACCGAAGTCTCCCTACTTAAATTATAACTTTGTGTTGTTATAGTGCCTTGTGCAATTGAGCAACTAGCTTTGCTTTAGTCAGCCTTCTATCTAATTCAATGCCGTTATCTCTGCCTAATTCTTCTAACTTAACTTTTGTCATTTTTGATAACTCAGCTTTAGTTACTTTCTTAGCTTTTGCTGGGGCCTTTTCTTTCACTTCGTCCTTTAGTACCAAAGGTTCTACTGGTGAAGTGAACAGCTTTTTAATCCAGTTAAACATATTCTTCTCCGTTAATGAGTATTATTTAAGTCTTTTAGTAAGCGCCAGCTAAGGTTTTGATTCTTTCGAGTTCTTCGAGTTCTTCTGCCCCTTGCTCTTGTGCCGGTGCCATTCGTTCTACCATCTTACGAGCAACTTGTCCTGCATGTTCGCCGAACTTCTTGTCTACCATAGTAGCAACGCCTTCTGGACCTTTTGGAAATGTGCCACTATTTTTATCGTACATACTTACAATAAATTGTGCTACTTCGTTAATATCATATGACTTACCGTCTACTTTGAATTCTTTTTTGCCTGCTTTCTTAGCTTTGTCTAGTTCGCCGGAAAACTTGTTTCCTTCGCCAAAATCTGGCTCATCTTGTTTTTCAATATGATTGCCTTCGTCATCAAAGTCTGTGTCAACCATATCAATTGCAAACATAGCATCAGCTGCGTCATACTTGCCGTTTCTAATTGCATCTTTAACTTTGTCTTTTGGCATTTTTAATTTTTGATCTTCGTCTGTAAAGTCACCTAAAATTTCTTCAGCACCAATTAACGCATCACTTACTCTACCTTCTTGTTGCGTTCCTTCGTGTTGTTTATGATCTGCATTATCGTACATTTCTTGTGCGTCCTCCTGACAAGCTGCCATTAACTCGTCCATGTCTTGCATTTCAAGATCCATGTCAGCATCAAAACCTAATTTACTGTTACCATCCATTTGGCAGTCTAGTGATATTGATTTAGGATCAACTATAATGTTTGCTGGACCATCTTCGTTTTCAATTTTTGCTTTATACGATACAGTGCAAGGTGTCATTTCGCCGTCATCGCCTGTTCCATCCCATTGAAACTCGCCTTCGAACTCGTCTGGCATAAAGCCTTCCATTGGTGGCTCAGATTGATCAGCACTTACTGCTGGTTCATCTGCCATATCACCAAAGTCTAATGATTCTAATTGCTCAGGTGCATTTTCTTCAACCCATGCTTTAACTAATGGGCGAGCATCTCCGTTAGGATCTTCTTTTGCCTTCATTTTAATATCGTTAAACAGTCTGTTGTCTTCGATAATACCTTTTAAACTTTGAATAGCATTTGTGCCATCTACGCCTACTGGAAAGTCTTGGTTTACTAATTCATTTAGACTTGCAACTGCCTCTTTAATTTCTTCGTCGCTACCTGTTGTAAGAGGTGAATCTTCACCTAGTGCCATTGCCCAATTTTCAAATGCTGCAAACGGATCACTTGCTTCGTCCATATCATGTATGCCATTACCATTGTTATCAACCCAATGACTACCATTTTCATCGTGTGAGTCATGCTCACAATCAGTTGTAGGTTTGTGCATTACATCATTACAATCTTTACAGTGATATTTGTCTGATTCGTTTTTTGTCATTTCGACTATGTCGTCATAGCCTACAATTTCATCTTCTTTCATTAGTCTATATAGTACTGGAAATACTGATGTTAAATCTTCTTTGAAATTTCTAATAGTGAATTGATCTTTAAACTGTTCCATTACATCATCTGGTACTTCCATTGCCTCTGGTGCCTGGAAACCTTCTACGTATGATTCATAGTGAGGTTGTTTAGCTATTTTTGCAATTCTTTCTCTTAAACTATCAAGCTGGCCTTTGCTACGTTCAACAACTGAATTTGTGTCGGAGTTCATTAAGTCGTTACGTACAACATAGCCTGTGAAACTTTTTAATTGTGCAATTTCTTCACTCATTTTAATAATGCTTTCACCAATTGCATCGTATGGAGCACCACCATTTGCAACGTGTCTTTGCATAGCTCTTGCGCCTGCTAAGTGAATAAAAGGATATTTAAATCTTTCACCTTGTGAGTTTTCAACAAATAAAGCAGCAATATTTCTTGATCTATCACCTGGCTTCATTTCTGTATCATCAGCAAGTGTTTTACTATGCTTGATGATTAATCTTGTATCTTCCAGCTTTTGGAAGCTCTGTTTCTTAGTCCCGTATAAGGTGCTCTCGTTCATTTTATTCTCTCCGACTGGTTTTACTATTGTGTCATTATCCGCTTGTGGGTTTGAGTATTGACTTAGGAATGCATAATCCCTTTGGTCTAGATTGTCTTTAGCAATGTCTCTAGTATCAAATGCTAGTAGTCGACGCTTACTAAACTTTCTTAATTCTTTTAGAAATCCGTACCAATTGTCTTTTTGTGGATCATCCATGCCTTCAGTAATACCATTTGAAAAGTATACTTTCATTGAATTTGGTTCAGCAAGGCTAATACTCACGTGTCCAATATTCTTATCACCTTCATTATAATCAAAGTCAAAGAATCTGGCCTGCTCCGGGTTGATAGTAATTGACCCAGCGTCATCTCCTAATTTTAAACCTTTAAATCTACTTCTAATTTTATAGAACAGATCGGTTGCTATGTTGTTAGTTGCGTCCATATAACTATTTATCAAAATCCTGTACTTACGAAGATCGGCATTGGGAACTGATCTTCTGTCATTCTTTCCGTCATTTTATCGTATATTTTAGGATCCCAGTCAGATAATACATTGGCCATGCGTACAATTAATAATGTTGCAGCCACTAAATCGTCGTGTTCACCTGTTTTTGCACCGTACCCAACACCATGTGCTACGAATGTTTTTAGCTCTGATATGAGCGGTTTACTGTGTATTTTCATCTTATTCTTTTCTAATAAGTTTTTAAATCCGCTACATGCAGTAATCTTTGTTTTGTGTGTTGTGTTAAATCCTTTTCTATAACGTCTAACATGTCCTTTTCTCATAGGCTCACTTAAGAATAATCCGTTAAAGTTTTCTTCACCTATATCTGCAATAACAACTAATGCTGCTTCACCGATTGTATTATTCTCTACACTATAATATATTGTAGGACTTGCATTTCCGCCTGCTTCGCATTCTGTTTGGATGTACTGTAAAATTTCTCTTAGTGTTCTTATTTGCTGTTGTATTGGAGTTAAGTTATGTCTCCATTCTCCTACTTGTTCCATGCTAGGCATTTCAAATATTTGAATAGCACCATAGTCGCCGCCTGTACCTAAACTTGGATCCATACTTACTAGATATGTTGCTTTAGGATTAATTTTCTTATACCAGCGTGTTTGACCAGTATTCATGATAGGCTCTGATCCTTCTAGTTCTGCTAACTTAACACTATTAATAAGTGTTTCATCAAAGATTAAGAATTCACAATCAAACTCACGTCTAAAACGTTCGTCACCGATCTTTGCTTTTTCTTCTGCTGCCCAGGCCTCATCTCTATCTGGATGATCAACCCATGGAGCAAAATAAGGATAGAATCCGTTAGTGCCTACACCCAAATCGTTACCGTGATCGTCAAACTTTTTATTTGCTTCTGTCCAAATCATAGCAAACTGATCTTCATCTGAGTTTGGTGTACTTGTAACAATAGCTTTACCACCTGTTGACAGTGTAGGAGAAAGTGCAGTCCAAAACTCTTTGGCTTTTTCCGGAGGTTGCACAAATGCAAACTCATCACAGTATATTAATGAAAGTGATTTACCACGTCCAGTATCTTCTGTTGTAGTAGTTGCTTGTATTCTACTACCGTTATCAAATTCAATTGTGTTTCTGTTAT